CTATACCCATTACACTGTCAACAATACTCTGTACAGTATTGTAGTCAGCAGCAAAAATTAATTCTCCAGCAACTTTCGGAAATACTCCAGATGGCATTTTTATTCCTTACAATATAATAACTTCAACAATTTTTACGTCAGTATTTTGATTATCTTCTAATGCCATGGCGAATGCATCAGGATGTTGATGGAAACTAGCAGCAATTGCGGTGCCATTTTCAGTTCCAATTAAGCGATCGCCTTTACGCACTGATCCTGTTACCTTACAAGGCACACGACCCTTTAGGGCTATATAAGTACCACCTTCTAATTCTGAATTCATCATGTATGCAGGTTGAGTAGAAACTACACCAATAGCGCGATCACCAAATACTGTAGCACGTACTTCAGCTGACCCGCCCACTGTGACTACTGTGCCTGGTTCGTATTCCCTATCTGTTAAATATTTTTCTGCTAAGTCAGCATATCTAGCAGCAGTGGCAGTGCCTTGGAATAATGTTGCAGTCAAATTGCCACTTGAATCTCTCGCGGCAATGGTGTTTGCTGTTGCAGCTACAGCAGCGGCTCGATAGGTTCCAGATACACTTAAACTATCTGCTTGTGTAGCAGTGCCGTTAAAACTATTTGCAAAGACTGTTGCAAATTTCAAACTGCTCGAACCTAGATCACTGAAGCTATCTACACCAGGTAATATATCTTCTGCTACTAATTTTAATGGAGTACGTGTGACACTAGCAGACGTAGTTTGAAATAGTATTGTATTTCCTACTTGATTTTGAATGGTTGGAGTATCACCACCAGATATAAAAACTCTTAAATCGTTGTCGTTGCCTACTCTAAAACCAGCATCTGCAAAACTTACTAAGCCTGCAAAAGCGGCACTTGATGATAAAACAAAGTCACTGGACTGTAGTCCATTTAATTTTAGAGAATTACTAGCAGTTCCCTGATACACATGATCAGTTGATGTAACACCGCTGGACGAATAAATTAACGTAATACCCTTTTTAATAACACTGAATCCGGTAATTAAATTACTTGCGTTTAGTGTAAATTCATCTGCTGAAATAATGTAAATTACGTCACCGTCAACAATTGCTTCAATAACAGCGTGGTTACTACCTAATGTGTCTAATAAATTCCGTGATCTAAATTGCGTAGTTCCCGCACTGGCCACACCTAATGGACCAATGAGTACAAACGCAGAACCGTCCCAAGAATATAGTTGTTTATTGCCGCTGTCCCACCAAAAATCACCCTGTGTAAGGCCAGAAGGTGCGCTGGTGCTAACCTCTGCGCCGCCAGTAGTTCTATATTTTGTTCCGTCATAAAACTTTAATTTGCTAGCTCCGCTGTCAAACCACAGTTGTCCGCTAATGGGTCTGGGAGGAGCATCCGCGCCCGAAAAATTTTCTAAAAGATGAAGTAAATTTTCATTTTGAATTTCACCATAGCCAGCATAATTTTTACCAATTAATTTTAGATCTAAACTGCTGTCGATCGTGCCGTCTTCCACGACGTATGATGCTGATCCGCGATATCTATCTACACTGTAAGGCATTACTTACCCCTTTATTTTGTATTTATACATAAACATATATTACAAACCTGCCGGTAATGCCAGGTTACTGTTAAATGTCCAGTTTGATCCGTTAAATTGATATAATTTAAACTGTCTTGTAACTGTAATTACTGCGCTTCCTGTTGGCACAGGATTTATTGCAAAATCTCCTAATACATTTTCTATTGTAGATCCGTCTGAACTTAATACTGCCGCAAAAGTCCTTGTAATCTGACTGGCCACATCAATAGCTGTAAACTGTGCTTGTGTGCTCTGGCACAAGACTCTACAATATGTGCCAGTATCATAGTTGGCTGCTAGGAACAGATAATCTAATACTAGGCCAACTTTTGTATCAATATTTCCAACGGTAAAATCAGAACAATCTACGGTTAAGGCAATAGTCCTGCCTCTTATCTGTGCATCTACATAGTTTTTATTAGTAGCATCGGTGCCGGATGTTGGTGTAGAAAGATTAATAATTTTGCTGCTATCAACATCAATATTACCTGTTCCGCTAGGGCTGAGCACTAGATCATTGTTACTAGATAGTGTTCTAATATTATTATCATCTATTTGTATGTCATCGACAGTAATTTGTGTCTGGGGACCAAAACTAGTAATACCAGGAGCACTGGTAATACTTGCTCCTAAACTGTTACTGCTAAGGACCAACAGACCATTGATTCGTATTTCTTTTCCTGCTGCCAAATTCACATTATCAGAGATATTAAACTGGCCTCCATGCACACCATTGTTCTTTTCCCACAACATCGAATGGTCAGTAGGAGACCCGGTAACTATGAATCCGCCGCCATCTGCATAATCCTCGCTTGCTGTACTATCACTAGATTTAGCCAGTGTTATGACTCTATCTTCGATAGTAAGATTTGTAGTTTCAATGGTAGTAGTTGCGCCTTTTACCGTTAAATCTCCGCTGATGAAAACACTGCCCGAAACATCTAAAGTTGCAACAGGATTAGATTTAAAAATTCCCACGCGCCGATCTGTAGCTCTAATCGTAAAAGCATCTTCTAGGCCAACGCCTGTTTTAGTTTTTATCTTAAAATCCTGACCTGTATTGTTACTGATAATTTCTAATAATGTTAGACTGGTTCTAATTTCATTGTTTTGATTAGCACCAATAATTAACGGCGTGCTGTTCTGAATTGTCACTGTGCCCACCGTACTGGTATTTTCTTCAGTAAGCATAAAACTGCTAACAGTTTTTAAACTGCCACTAGGCGCCACTAGACTGTCAGCGGAACTGGCTGTTATGTAAAATTTTTGTCCTGTTAGCGTTCCTGGGTTAAAGCCTCTGCGTATGGCACCGCTGTATCCAGTAATAGGATTAAGCGGAGTGTATGTGGTGTCTTTACTGAAAATACCTAATAGGCTAGCACCAACAAATAATTTTACTGCAACATGTTCTATCAAGACATTGTCGACTATGGTAACAACTTCAAATCCACTTTTACCTTGCGTACTTTTGTATATTGGTCCGGCTAATGTTAAATCAGTGCCGTCATAAAAATATAATTGATTGTTAGTACTATCTATCCAGAAATCGCCTTGCACAAATGATGTTGGTTGGGTGCCAGATACTATAGGGCCGCTTCCGACCGCAAAACTTGTACCATTATAAACTTTTAACCTACTGTTGGCAACATCGTACCAAATTTGTCCAGGTATAGGATTATTTGGTTGTGTAGAGCTGGCAAAATTTTCTAAAATTTTTACAAAGTTTTCATTAATGTATTCTCCATAACCACTGACATTCTTACCTATAAGAGTGATATCAGTTGAAGTTTGATCTATGGCAGCATCTGCTACCTGTGCTAGCAATGAACCATCTGTTTTGTTTATGTTATACGTCATTTTTATGCACCAGTGTAGATTATGTAATTTACAGTTAAGTAAGGATTGATAATGCTAAATGCTACACCTAAACTTCCAGATGTATCAATTCCTCCGCTGGTAGGTAGATATTGGCCTGTGCCTGCTGCGGTTGGCCCTTGGCCTGAAATAAAATTTGTGTCAGGTATAACTGTTGCAGAATTTCTAAATGCGAAAAACTGGGTGCCTGCATTAGCTCGCAAATCATGTTCGTGGTCTGGAATATTTGACAGTGTAAGCGATCTTTCGCTGGCTCCTGAACCTGAACCCAGTGTATCTGCTGCAACATCAGTAACTCTGTCTGCGTTGCCACCGCCGGCATCTATTAATGTGGTTGGATCTCCTATATCTGGCACTGTAGTGCCATTGTCCATATTATCTCTTCCTAGAGCAAAACGTCCCCGTAAGTCTGGTAACGCAAATGTAGCACTACCAATAAGCAAAGAAGTGGGTTTAAAACTGTAACCAACGACTGCGAATAATTCTGGGTAATCGCCGACCCGTACTTCACTACCATCACATAGCAAGTATCCTGCAGGTGGTGTAGATCCGCCGTAGGCTAAAATTGTGCCGATGGGCATCAAAGCCACATTTGAGAATACAGAATTTTTTGTGGTTTTTCTAAGCCCAATACCGGGTCTGTTAATTAAAAATTCGTCATTGTCTTGACTATCTAATACCGCGGTCTTCGTAGTAATAAAATCTAGGCTTATGGTTGTGTTGAAAACTGCTGTGCCAGATCCACTTTGCCCGTCAAAACTAACTGCATTACTACTAACTTCACCAGTTAAAGAAAATACCGTAGGGCTAGATAATTTACTAGCAGAACCAGTAACGTTGCCGGTCACACTTCCAGTTAAATTTCCTACAAATTCTTGTGCAAGAATTTGGTCACCATAGATCCTTCGCCATGCTTTTCCACCTACTACAGAAGGATCTGTGCCAAGATCATAGGTTCCGTCGGCATCTGGGATAATATTAAAAGTAGTGCTGGTGTTTCTTACATTTAAAGTGCCGCCTACATTTAAATTTTTTGTAATAGCTGCACCGCCGGCTGTTCGAATACTTCCTGTTACTAAACTGGCACTGTCTGTGGTTGCAGTGATAATGAGATTGCCATCAGTTTTAATGTTACCAGACACATCCAATGCTTCAGACGGTGCTGTATTATTAATACCCACTGCTCTTGTAGAATCAATTCTTAACACTGTTGAAGTGGTACCACCGCTCACGGTTTTGAAATCAAACGCACTACCATTTGTTTTATTATTAAAAGTTGGAATATTGTTGTCAATTGTAATGCTTAATTCGCCACTGGAACCTATGGCTAATCCGCTAGCATTCCTTACATTAAATTGGAAATTAGTCGTGCTTGCTGTATCACTTCTTAAAAAATTAGTGGCAGGTACTGCATTTCCACCAATTACTAGCGCATCTGCTTTTTCACTTACCCCCCAAAATTTATTTGTTTCACTATTACTGTTAAAGTTCTTTGAAGAAAGATTTGTACCCTGCTTTATCTGTGTAAATCCTGCTATAGTAGACTTCGGAATAAATGCATCTTTGCTTATAATTGCAACTTTTTCGTCGCTGACAAAAAGATTTAGAACATTATGACTTATATTCGTAGTGTCTACTACTGTTTCAACTTCTGCGCCTGTTCTCAAACCACTGCTGAACTGTGGACCTACTAGGACCCAATTACTTCCAGTAAACAAATATAATTGTTGATTGTCTGTGTCTGCCCAAAGATCCCCTAGATTGCTATTTGCTACAGCAGGCGCTGAATTTGATTTCTTAATACTGCCGGCGGGAGCCCATGTAGTACCATCATAGACTTTAAGTTGATTTACACCAGCAGAATTATCATACCACAATTGTCCTTCAACCGGATTATTTGGAGCAGAATTTTTGGCAAAATTTTCTAAAAGATGTAAGAAATTTTCCGCAATAATCTGCGCATAACCTACATAATTTTTACCTATAAAAGAAACTGATAATTGTTGATTAAGTGTGCCGTCCTCCACAGCAATGTCAGGTTTTGACACATTTCCAGCTTCGGTATATTGTATTGAATAACTCATTATACTACCTCATTAAAGCCAGTAAGACTCTGGATTCGAACTGTGTAATCAATTTGAATTAATCTATTCAAACTTTTTTGCACCGGGTGGAAAATTACATGAGTCAGTAACTTGCTCTGTCCTGAACTACTGTAAGATTTCAAACCTAATTCATCAAAAACAAATGTTCCGTTGGTATCGTTGGCAGTATCTAAGGCATCCTGGCCATTAGGTTCACCGTAATCTAACAAACAAGTGACAAAGACATCAGTATAATTTGTACCTGTGACATGTCTTGTTTCTATTTTATTTCTCGTTGGATCCACATTAACCACAGCGCGATCATCCACAACTTTACTGTAGGTTTGATTATACAGCGCAGCATTAGTGCCCACGCTGTTTGGAGTAAGGTATGTAATTATCCCCGTAGGATCCACGGATGTACCCCCATTACCGAATGCCATAGTGTAGATAAATCCTTGTCCTGAATTAGATAGACTTTCG